TCCCAGGTCCTCAAGGAGACTGTCGGCGTCAGCCTGGATCTCCTCGACGGTTTCCCCGGTCAGCCTGCTGGCAAGACGCGGGGGAAGGTTCTTTTCGGCGGCGACGGTCGCCCGTAGCTGCTGGACTTCAAGCTGGTGGTTCTGATTGCGGAGGGCTTCGAGTTCTTTCTGGGTCTCGGCAAGCGCCTCTTCGCGCTTCTCTGCCTCTGACTTCTGCGCGTCCTCGTACTCCTTGATCTTGGCGAGGGCTTCGTCGCGTTCGGCCTTGGCCTTTTTCGCGGCGTCACGTTCCGCCTTGATCGCGTTGCTCACGGCATCGGGCTTCTCGGCCTGTGCCGCAATGTCCTCGACTGCCGCTTCCGCGTTGATCGGGGCAACGGGTTCTGCTTCGCCCACCGGGGGCGTGTCAACTACGGGGTCCATACGAATGGCTCCTTATGTGGGCGCTATCGAAGCGCCGTAGGGTTTACTTCTGCTGTGTGGAAAAGTCGTGTGACGGATCGGCAATGACAGGGCCGAGCTCGCCGTGCTGGTGGATGTCAATGCCCTCCGGGGTGGGCGTCGGGGTTGTGTCACCATCTGCCATGGGTGGCGTCTCCCCGTCTGGAACAAGGTCAAAAGTGCCGGTGCGGGCAATCGCTACATACTCCGCCACCGACTGAGCCGGGACGCCCAATATGTTGGCGATTGTGTTGATCGCGGTGCGGGTAGCAACGGCGCTGTCGATGATGTCGTTGACAGCGTTTTCCTGCTGCGGTGTAATGCCTGCCGGAAGCATCTAGCGCCTTCCCCTCACGTCAAAGTATTTGACCAAGTAAGAGCGGATGGCGTCGAACTCGCCATCTGCCCAGATGTTGTTGCTTGATGCGTAACCCGTGTCACGAGCGTATCCCTCACTAAACTTTTTCCAAGCCGTTTTCAGTCCAGGGTGGCTAGTGCCGACATGCTGGGCAAATGCCCGTGCGATCAGTTCGTGGTCGCTCATTAGGTAATTGAGCCAAAAGTTCATGCGCTTGCGGGTTGCCGGATTTGCGAAGTTCTCTGGGATGGCCTTTTTAGCAGCCTGCAACGCTTTGTAAGTGGGGCTTTGCTTGATCTCGGCAAGCAACGCTTCGCGGGCGGCAGCCTCCACGGGTGTCAGCTCGGTCTTGGTGGTGATCTTGGCCGCGGTCACCTTGATCTTGCTAATTTCGGGGGGGAGGTCCGCTAGGTGCCCGCGTTCGTGGATATACGACATTTTTGCGAGGTCAACGTCGATGGTCGGGTCAATTTCAACCTTGCCGGTATAGACGTCGTAATTTCCCCAAGACCCGTCGCCCTGCTCCCGATATTTTAATTCGTTGGGGACGGACGATGTGTCTAGCGTGTCGTCAATCTGCTTGGCCGCTGTTTCAATCCCGCGCTTCATGTCCGGACCAGCCTCACCCGTGATTCTTTTTGCGGGCGTTGAGCCTTTCCTGGGCTTTGGTGCCTTCTTGCCCTTGTTCAGCCTTGTGTATTCCACCGGCTCCACGCCACAACCGCAGCCGGGATGGATCGGCATGGGATCGTCCGTGCGGAACTGAGCACCGTCGAGCATGGCGCAGAACTCGCAGGCGTCACCGTCCGCTACGCGCTGATAACCCCAAATGATCTCGTCGGCCACTAGCGGACCTTGACCATCGTAAGCGTGTCCCTCATGGCGAGCTGGATGTCCGTCGTTACGGTCTGGGTTGCGCGGGCGAGGCCCTGTGCCTTGGCCGCGTCAAAGGGGGTGCCGTCAGACAGCGCGGTCCACACCGTCTGGAATGGGCGGGTGTAAACGTCGTTGTAGGGGGTGCCGTTGCGGTAGTTGGCGATGATCTTCTCGGCCTCCACGCCCCACACCTCGCGGCCCAACGACCGCGCAATGTACGCCTGAGTAAGTGCTATTTCCGCCCGTTGAGCGGCCTGGACAACCGGCACGGCGCTAGACAGCCACGTTGAAAGGGTCGCGTCCCTGTATTCCGGCAACGTCTCCCAAATCCGGGTGACGGCGGCAACCGTGCGCTTACGAAGCGCGGCGTTCAGTTCAATGTGCCGGTCAGCTAGTTGGGACATCGGGCGTTACGGGAGCGTTCGGGTCCGGGGCGTTCGGATCAACCGGGGCGGGCCCGAAAACATCGGTCCTCAAGCCCTCCTCGACCAACATGGACTTGAACCTTGCGATCTGCTGCGGCGAGTAGCCGGCATCGGCCCACAACTGCTCCTTCGGAACACCAAACGTGGACTTCTTCACCAACGAATCGGCAAGTTCAGCCTCCGAACGGGCCTCCGACGGTGCCCAATCCACCTCAGCGGAAAGGTCCATGGCCCGGTCGTCGTTCATCCATGCGAAAGCGAGCCGGATGGCTTCCTCGATGCCCTCGCCAAAGCTGATTTTCTTCGCGCTCGTCTTAGACGCCAGCCCCGCCTCCGCTGCCTTCAGCGCGTCACCGGAAACGTTCGTGATCTGCCCGAGAAGGTAATGCGGCGGGGTGCGGGTACGGGCGGCAAGCGACTGGATGCGCTGCTCAATCGCCCCAAGGTAATTGCTCAGATCCGTGGCCTGGAACTCGCCAAAGCGGACGTTCTCCCCGTCACCGATCCAAAGGCGGTCAACGGCAGCCTTGAAAGGCTCCTGGGGCTTGTTGGTCTCCTCGTCAATCGGGACCTCGAGGCCTGTCGCCCACCGCTGCTTGAACGCCGCGACCTCAGACGAAACCATCATGTCCGCAAGAAGCTTGTTGATCTGATCGACCGTCGAAACGATGTCCACCATGTCCGAACGACCCAGCCCCACATGGGCGTACTGGTTCACGTTATGCGGCAACGCCTCAAGTGCCGTAGGGACACGACACGGAAGCATCTGCGGCTCGTTCACCAACGGCACGACCGGAACAACACCAAGCTTGTTTTTCCCCGCAGGACGGCGCACAACCCAGCCGTTCTCGGCGCGTTTGAAAAAGTGGATTTCGTCCGGCAGGTACAACGTCGCGCAAACCTCGCCCGTGTCCTCCCGCCAACGCTTCAACGCCGCCGTCCTCCGCCTGCGATCGCCGCCGGCACGAGCCACAATCATCTGCGAAGGATGCTCAACCGTGATCCGCGGAACAACCGTCTCCGAACGCTTCGAGAAAAACCGACCGAACACACCCTTCGGGCGCATCTCCTCTTCCGGCCACACCAGCAGATACGACTCGCCGTGCTTCGCCGCCTCCGTAAACGCCAACGAACCATCGGCGTCAAGCTGGTTCTCCTGCCAAATCCGCCACGCCTCATCATCACCCTGGGCGTCCTTGCCGAAACGGAAACCCTGCGGCTTCAAACGCTCCGTCGACGCCCCAATCACCAACGGAATCCAGTTATCGGACACCGCCGCAAGCATCTGCCCGAAAGCCTCACGAAACGCGGACGAAGCGAACGTCATCTTATGACGCCCCGCAAAATAATCCTCCTGAAGCTCCACCAGCCGCCAACGACGATTCAGCTCGTCCTCGAGATGGTCAACCCACCAAAGCGGGTGCCCCACAGGGTACTTTTCCGGGTTTTCCTGAACAAGCGATACTTCGACCGCTTCGTTAGGGGGCGTAAGCGCCATGTGGTGCTCCTTAGAAAGTTATGAGGCGACCCCGCTTCTTCTTCTTGGGCTCACCCGCCGCGATAGCGTCCCCTCGTGCCTTCCACGAAAGGACCGCGCACATCGCAAGGTCGATTTTGTTTGGCGACTTGGCCCCCTCCTTGCCAATCAGCCAGAGGAACTTGCCCTCTTCGTCACGCATGTTTGTCGGGCGACGAATGGAGTTGCCGACGTGCCTGACAAGGGGTTCGCTACCGTCGTGGCTCATCACATCCGGGCGCATATCGGTCTTGAACTCCCGAAGTGCAAACGCCATTTTTTTCCGGTGGTTAGTCCACCAAGCAATTACTTTGTCATCGCCGTACTTGCCCATCCAACGGTCGACCGCCTCCTGCCAATACGGGGGGTCGCAATACATCCGCCACACATCCCAGTGCTTGAAGATGTAGTCCACCGTGTCATCAACCTCGTCCACCGGGACCATCCATTCGGTGTCCGGCGAAAGGCTTTTCGGACGCTCCCAAACGCCCGCCATGTGTTGATGTCCTGTCTCAACGTCAGTCACGACAAGGCCGGTAGCGTCGTTGTAAAGGGAACCGTCGAAACCGACCGTGACGAGCGCACCTTTTTTGATTTCAGACGCCTTGGCTAGCGCTTCGTACTGCTCAATGTCAAAGGCCTTGGCTTCGCCGGCCACAACCCGGTTTCCATAGAAACGCTCCGCCTCGCCAGGGTCCTCCTCGAGGATTTCGGCGGCCTCCGCCTCAATGCCATCAAGGTCAACCCAATGCGAATCTAGATACACCGCCCTGTGGATTTCCGCACGATCCGCCTTGACCAAATAATCAAGATCCTTGGGGGGAAGGGGATGAAACCTGAACACGTCCTCCGCCGCTGACTCCGCCGTGCGCTGTGCCACGGACTGCTCGCCAGGGTCCCATGCGTTTGTCGTTTCCTCAGAGCGTCCGCCCATACCGGAAAGGCCACGTCGCTGAGTGTGGGCAACCTTGACCATACCGTTCTGCTCATCCCAAATGCCAGTTTCGTCCTGGGGAACAAACGTCACGCGCTGACCGAGGCGTGACTTCGCGCTCGAGGTCACCACGTCAATGCGCCCACCGTTCGGAAGTCGGATGAACTCCTCGCCGGTCTTGGGAATGATGTGTGACAGCGGCCCCTTGTCAATCATGGGCCGAAGCGCGTCATAAATGTTGTCGGTTTGTTCTTCCGAGAACGCAGTGATCTGAATTAGCGGCGTCGGCCACGGCTGGGCCATCGCTTCACCGGGCTCATACTCATAAACCCAGTCACATTGGCAGCCGTAATCTCGGCAGTCCCAGGTTTCACCGCCCTTGGCCCAGCCCGCAAACAAAGCCGGGCCGACACCCTCCACGCAAACATGCGCTCCCGTGTAGGGGGCCTTTCCTGCCTTCTGTGGAAGAACTATCTGCGCACGTCGATTGACGAAAGCCGTGGCGAGCTGCCCCACCTTCGCGGAAAGCTTCAGCCGATAGAAATTGAGCAGGCACCAAGCCTGCCAGCCGGCCAGCTCAAAGGGCTGCCCCGCGTCAAACCCATCGGGAACAACACAGTGGCGGGTGACCCAATCGGCGGCTACGAATAGCGTTGGGAAGTCAACCGTAAAGTTCGGGCTACTCTGCTCCACCGGTTACGACCCTGAAGCGATTACGCGCCTGTGACGCGCTGGCTGCGGGGCGCTGTTGTGTCTCGTTCGGCCTTGGGTCCTCAATCTTCCAGTGATTGCGGAGCAGCCCGGGAAGCGAAAGGCCAAGTGCCTCCTGCTGCTGCTTCACCAACGTTCGGGCATTCGTGGCCGCGTCGTTTTTTTCCGCGGCGATGAGGGAGCGGACATAGAGGGCGACTTCGATCTCCTGACCGTTCGCCTCCCAAATAACCGCCTGGGGCCGCTTCCATTCCTGCGCCCACAATTCTGCTTCCCTCTTGGACTTGCCAGCAAGCGGCCACTTCGGGGCAGCGCCAGAACGTCCTTCTGCGGGTAGTGTGACCCAGCTTTCACCATCGCGGTCTCTGCGGAGCGTTTCTATGGAAACCGGGTTGTGGCCGGCGAAGCCAAGGCCTTTGACATTGAGCAGTACGAAGCGCTAGCCAAGGCGTCTGAAATCAAAAAAGGTGCGCT